ATGATGGCCTGCGCGGCGTCGCCCTGCGCCTGCGCGATGCCGGCGTCGCGCACACTGACCCACGCGCCGCCGATGCGCGCGTACTGGCGGTTGTCGGCGCTGGTGTCAAACCACACGTCGCCGTCGGTCACGCCCACCGTGGGCGCACTGCCCTGGCGCCAGATGAGGTTGCGCGTGGCGCCGGCCTGGATGCCTGCCAACTTTGTGCTCGCCGCGCTGTCCACGTCGGCCAGGGTTGTCGGGAGGCGGGCCGCTACCACGTGCGTGAGCAGCGTCTCTGTCCCTCGCACGCCCAAGCTGTTGATTGCGGTAGCGCCGATCACGATCATGTCGCCTGCACGAGCGCCGACCAGGTACTCCTGCGTCGCGTCGCCGGGCGCCTGCACGGTGCGCCAGGCGTCAATGGCGTCCGCGTCCAGGCGCCGCCAGCGCAGCTCCACCAGGCCGCCCTGCGTGACGTAGGCGCTGGAGATGGGCGCCCAGCTCACCAGCACGCGGTCGACGATCGTGCCGTTGCCCAGCGGCAGTTGCTGACCGCCGCCGCTGTTGGCTGCGAGGCCTGTCACGGCTGGCGGCGCTCCGAAAGGGTCTGGCAGGCCGGTGTTGGGCAGGCTGTCAGCCGTGGCGGCGTCGGCCAGATCGTAGATGCTGGCGCCGTCCTCTTGCAGCGTCAGCAGCACGGCGCTGTCCAGACTCCATTGCCAGTCGGTGACCCGGAACACCTTGGCCGACCAGCCGTGCTCGGCGTCGGTGACGGTGACGCGGTCGCCCACCACCAGCGGCCAGGCGTGCAGCATGGCCGGGTAGCGGATCACCAGGCCCTCGCGGTTCTGCTCGGTCCAGATGCGCGCCAAGTTGCGCGCCCGGGCGCGGTTGTCGGTCCAGTTGAACTGCCGGTCGACCCACAGCTCCTGCCCGTCGGCCGCGACATAGGCGGCGTTGCTGTACGGGTCGATCTCCGACAGCACGGCGCGGCCGCGCTCGACCATCGTGCCGCGGACGCCGTTGAACAGGCTCTCGTAGCCGGCGCCGGCCTGCACCACCTCGATGGGGCCGGCCTTGATGTTTTCCGTGAGCGCCAGCACCGGCACGGTGTAGACGCCCGCATTGACGACCCACAGACCGCCTGTATGCGTGACGGTCCCGGCCATGCACAGCGCCAGGTCCTCGAGCACGGCCTCTGGTGCGCTGTCAGTGGTGACGGAGCCGTTGCACGTGTAGCGCGCGCCGTTGCTGGTGTCGTTGCCTACGGTCAGGCTGATGATCTCGTCGCACGCATTGGCCGCTGCGATGACGCTGGCGTCGTCGACGTCGGCGGCGGCGACGCCTAGCCCGAAGGGCGCGGTCAGCCAGTCGCGGATCACCAGCGCGGGGTTGTCGCTGTGGGCCGTGGTGTGGGTGCGCGGGTCATACAACAGGCGGCCGGAGACGTCGAACGTCAGCGGGGGCGGGCCGCCCTGAAAGCGCGGCTCCTCGAGGTCCAGCGTCACCACCACGCCGGCCAGGCCGCGCAGACGGTCGTTGGCCGTCCACTCGGCCGGGCACACGCTCTGCAGGTACGCGCTGGCGGCCTGGTTGTCGGTACCCACGAACTTCTCCACCCGCACCCTGGGCAGCGTCTGCGTGTAGCGCACGCTGATGGTGGCCGTCACCTGGTCGGTGTTGGTGACTGAGTTCCCCGCCACGCTGTACGTGGTGCTGATCCAGCCGGTGTCGCCCGGGCCGTTGTACCCGGCGGCCAGCACGGTGGGCGCGGCGGGGAAGGTGACGGTCGCGCCGGCGGCGACCTCGCGCTCCTGGTACACGTCCTGGGTCTGGCTGCCGAACTCTCCGCTGGTGGCCCAGCCGTCACCGTCCAGCGGGCCGACTGGGATGCCGTCGATCATCACCTCGTGTATCGCGTGTACCTGGTGCGCGGCGAGCACGATCACCAGGTGCTTGAGCGCGTCGGGCTTGGTGTAGGTGCCGCCGCTGTTGGTCACGCCGGTCTTGTCGCTGGTGAGCACGGCCACGATGTCGCCGCCCACCACCGCCCGGCCGTAGACGATGCGCCACGGCGGGTCGGCCCGCAGGGTGGTCACCATGCGGTCCTGCAGGCTGTCGTTGTACTGGCGGCGCGCAAGTGCCGCTGCCCTCTTGGCCTCGCGCCGGGCCTGTATGCCGCCATACACCGAATAGGCGGCGTAGATGTAGCCGCCATACGTGGCGACGAAGGTCGCCACCGTGGCGACGGCCGCAGCCGCGGCGCCGCCGATATAGGGCGCCAGGGTGGCCACGATGCTGATGGGATCGGCCAGCGCCTGGCCTGGCGCCAGCAGCGCGGCACCTGCCAAGACGGGCAGCAGCCACCAGCGGCGCCTCACGGCCGCCTCCATGCTGCGTCCACGCTGCCCATCGGCACGAAGGCCACGCCAGCGCCATCGCGCAGCGGCAGCGCGGCCAGGCGGCCCACGCACAGGCCCAGCGTGCGGCCACTGAGCACCACGTCGCCGCGCCTGGCCATGGCAGGCTGGATCTCGGCGCCAAGCCGTGCGCTCACGGCCTGACGCAGGCTGCGCGCGCCCAAGGCACGCAGGGTCTGGCGCACACCGCGCGCGCACGCCGGCATGGTCACTCCCTGCAGTGCTTGCGGCGCGGCCCAGCCGGCCGCGAAGTGCGCGCAGTTGGACTGTGCCCAGTCAAAGCCCGGCCAGGCCATGATGTACTCCTCCAGCGTGCTGGCCATGGAGCTAGCGCTGGAGGAAAGCCCGCGACAGCCACAGCGCCGGCTGCTCGATGAGCGTGCGCACGTAGCGCAACCCCGTGTCGCCGGGAAAACGGCGCAGCTGCTGCTCGTGCGTGAGGCGCAAGCCCTGGGCGTTGCGCATGCGTGCGATGCCGGCGCGCACGCACCGCAGCTCAATGGTGCCGGTGCTCCCGTCGTCGCCCGACGCGCGGCGGATCTCCACGCGGTCCATCAGGCCGCTCCAGCGCCGGCGCTTGGGGCCGATGGGCTGATAGGTGGCCGTCAGCAGCTGCAGGTACACGTCCGCGCGCCGGCCGCGGTAGCCCTCGACGTTGCCCAGGCTCAGCGCAATCAGCGCCGTGTCCACCACCGACAGACTGATCACCAGCGCGTCGGCCTGCACCTCCTCGCTCTCGGTCACGCTGCCGACGCTGGTCACGGCGCCCAGCCCCAGCCAGTTGTAGCCGTCCACATGGAGCGTGTGGGGGAAGGTGGTGAAGCGCTGCACGCCGGAGGAGAAGTCCAGCTGCACCAGCCACGCCGCGCCGGTCACGGCCGCCTGGTGCTGCGTGGTGCCCATGTCGATCATGACCAGTACTCCAGCAGGTCCAGGCTCAGGCCGGTGCCGTATGGGCGCTCCGGCCCTGCTTCCCAGCCCCAGGTCGTGTTGCCGCCGGTGAGCTTGAAATACGCCAGCGGGCGCTGCCAGGTCACCGGGTTGCCGTTGGCCTGCGCCACGCGCAGCGGCGGCTCGATGCTCAGCGAGGCGATGTCGCCGCTGCCGTCTGCGGTGGCGTCGGCCATCACCATTACCACCTGGCTGGTGCCGAGGCCCGTGCCGAGCTGCAGCATGTCGCCGGCCAGCAGCGTGGCGCCGGCGTTGCTGCCGCCGCCGGCAATGGCGATGCTGGTGGCGCCCGCCGCGGCGGCGGCGCCCAGCGTGGGCGTGCCGCGCAGCGTGCCCAGCGGCACCGGTCGCCCGAAATCCCAGCACGCCAGGTGGTTGACGCGACCGCGCAGGCTCAGCACCAGCGCGTGCCAGCGTCCGGCCTGCTCTGGCGTGAGCAGATCGGGCTGCAGGATGCTCAGCTGCCAGCGCGGCGGGGCCAGCACGCGGTCCTGCCTCGCGCCGGTGGTGTCGCTGCCGTGGCTGACGTCGTAGCGCCGCTGCCCGAAGCCGCTGCCGGGCGCCGGGATCAGATCGGTGGGCCAGGTGATGATGGCCATCGCGCGTCAGGCCAGGCCGCGGGCTCGCAGCTGGCGCCAGATGTTCTCTTCTGTCCGCCGGCCCTGCGCCGCCAGCAGCTGTGCGATGGTGGCCTGGTCGGTGCGCGAGTCGATATGGTTGGTGGTGCTGGTTTGGACCACCACGCCGCCGCCTGCCAGCGCCGCGTTGGAGACGATATGACCGCCGCGCCCGCCCATCAGCAGCAGCTCTGGACCGCGCTCGCCCACCACGTAGGTCTTGCCTGCCTGCACCGGTCCGCCGCTGGCTCTGTGGCCGCCAAAGACGGCTGCAAAGCCCTTGGACAGCAGGCCGCCCTTGCCGAACAGCCAAGCGGTGCGGTCACGCTCCTCGTAGCCGGCCCTCTGAGTGCGCACGGTCTCGCTCTTGGGGTCGGACAGCGCGGCCAAGAGACGAGCAGCCGACCTCTCGTCGCCTCGCTCGACGAGCTGCTCGCGTGTACGCTGGATTGCGTCGTTGGGGACGATATGGCCGTCGCGCCCACCCATCACCAGCAGCTCTGGACCGCGCTCGCCGACCAGGTAGGCGCGACCAGCTTGCACCGGTCCGCCGCTGGCTCTGGCGCCGCCAAAGATGGCTGCAAGGCCACGAGACAACATGGCGCCCCAGCCCTCGAACATGCCCGCGAGGTTGCCGCCCTTGCCTTTGCCGAACAGCCAGGCCGTGAGGTCGGCCGCAGCGGCCTCGGCCACCATGCGCTGCACAGTGGTCTTCCACAGCTGCTCGATGCTCCGGAACTGACCCTGGAAGGCGCTCATGAACACGTCGCCAATGGCGCTTTGGAAATTCTCGCGCGCCTTCTCGGCGATTCTGGCAAGCTCAGCGGCGGCGCGCTCGCCCTGCTCGCGCAGGAAGCGCTCGGTCTCCTCGTAGGCGGCCTTCTCGCTGCGCAGGAACTCGCTTTTGTAGTTGGGCAGCGGAGGTGGCAGACTGGCCGCGCGGATCTTGTCTGCGAGCTCGACGAACTGATCGCGCGTGCGTTGGATGGCGGCGTCGATCTCTGGTCCGAAGAGGCCTGTGGCGCGGTATTCGAACAGCTTGTCCAGCTGCGCACTGAGCGCCTCGAGCTTGGTTTCGTCGAGGCTGTTGATGGCGGCCATCGCGTCCTTGGCCGCGGCGTCCAGGCCGACGGCGTCCAGCCTGCGGGCGCCAGTGGCCGGCGCGCGCTCGCGGCGGCGCTTTTGCTCGTCGTCGATTGCCTGCTGCACGCGCTGCGCCTTGGCCTGCTCGGCGGCGGCCATCTCGCCCGCCTCGTAGATCTGGCGGCGCAGGTCGTCGATGCGCTGGCGCATCGCCTCGCGGCGCGCCTGTCCTTGCAGCGGATTGGCGCCGCGGCGCGGCTCGGCGTCAATGGCCTCCAGCTGCTTGATCGCCGCATCCAGCTGCTGCTGCAGCGTCTGGGGACGGCCGATCTTGAGCATCTCGTCCCATGCTTCCTTGGCGGCGTCGGTGATGCTGCGCCACAGCCGCTGGATGGAGCCAAGCTGCTCCTCGAGCTCGGCCGCGCGCGCCAGCGTGGCGCGGGTGTACGCCTCCTGCGCCACCGCGGCGGCCTCGAATCGCTGGCCCCTCTCCTCCAGCGCGCGGATCTGCTTGTAGACGGACTCGGTCAGGAAGTTCTCTTCCCTGTTCAAGCGCGCAACGGCGCCCACGGGGTCGCGCCCGAGCTCGATGAACTTCTTGACCGTGTCCTGCACGGCCGGGCCGCCGGCGCGCTGCATCCGGATGGCGGCGTCCGTGGCGCCTGCCAGTTGCGCCGCGGCCACCGCGCCGGAGGATGCCAGCGTCGTGAGCGCAGCGGCCGCCTCGCTGCGGGTGCCCGCCAGCCTGTCCTGCGCGCGGGCCATCTCGTTGACCTGATCGGCCGTGACGCCGGCCGCCCTGCCAGAGAGCACCAGGCCCCGCACGATGGCGTCCTGCTCGCGCGACGCCGAGGAAAAGGCCGCCGCCACCGATGCCGCCGCCCCAGCCACGCCCAGCAGAGCCAGGCGCACTGGCGACAACAGGCTCGCGATGCCTCGCAGCGCCCCGCCGATGGAGCCGAACGCATCGCGGATCTGCCCGCCTTGCTGCAGCAGGACAAGGCCGATGCTTTGACCGCTGGCGAGCTGGGTGGCGATATCGGTGAACTGCGCAGGCAGCTGGCGCATGGCGTTGCGCGTCTGCGCCGCGCTGACCTGCGCGCTTTGGCCGATGGAGCCTATGGCGCGGCTGGCCTGGGCCGCGGCAGGCTGGATGCTGGACGTGTCCAGCCTGATGCGGGTGACGGCCTCTTGGACGGCTTGCACGTCACGACCTCACCGCGGCTTTGCGCGCTCGGCAAACCACTCCAGCGCAGCGGCCTCCATCACCTGCAGCGCCTGCACCTCCCGCGCGGCGCAGCGCAGGCCCAGGCGCTGCGCGATGGCGAACACGGCCGGGTAGTCCAGCCCCACGGGCAACATGGGCCCCATGCGCCACTGCGTGATGGCGGCGGAGAAGACGCGCACTGCGGCCATGTCCTCCGGCCATACCGGCACCTCGTGCTGCTGTGCCAAGGCCTGCGGCGGCAGGCCCAGCCACGCAATGGCGTCTGCATCGCCAGGCGCAGTGCCAGGCGGCCCGGACAGCAGCGCCCGGGCCGCCGCCCTCAGTTTTTTGTCCGCGCCTCATGGTAGGCGGCCATGTACTGCTGGTAAATCTCGCCGCCGGCGGCGGGGTAGCGGTCCAGCAGCGCCGCGAAGGCCTCGGCCGAGAACTGCACGGGTTGATCGTGCTCGTCGACCACGCCGGCGCGCCAGCCCTTGACCACCTCGCCGAGGAAATCCGGGTCGCTGCGCTCTGCGCCGGACTCCACCCACGCGCGCAGCTCGCTTTTGCTCTTGCGCGCGAAGACGAAGATGACCACCGCCGGCTCGGGTGAGCCGGCGACGGTGAGCTTGACCGGCGCGTCGAACGTGGCGGCCGGCACCAGTCGCAGCGCGCCCATCAGCTGCCGTACAGCATGGGTTGCGCGGCGAAGTTGAGCGTGATGTCCGTCGTCAGCACGCCATCACGCACGCTGGGCACGTCGTTGAGGCCCCAGTACGCATTGCCGTTGAGCCTGGCGCCGTTGGGGAAGATCATGCGCAAGGCGGCCGGGGTTTTGCTGTCGCGCGCGGCGCGCACGGGGCCCAGGAACGACTGCACTGGGTCGTAGTACACGGGCAGCGTCAGCGTGATTGGCGTACGAGTGGTTGGCAGCGCGATCTCGTCCTCTTGGCTGAGGAGCCGAATGGTCGTGTACTGCTGCTCACCGCCGCTGGACGAGATCTCCTGCGCGATCTGGCTGAGCGCCGTCCAAGTCGAGATCTTGCGCACGCTGCCAACGCCGCCGCCGGGTGGGAACTGCGCGGTGTTGGAGGTGTTGAGGCCCTCGATCGTCACGTCGTTGGTGTTGACCGCGCTGACACGCATGACGCGGTTGTCAACCTTGGGCCAGCCGCTCTTGATCTCGATGATGTCGCCGACCACGATGCCATGCGACGCCTCCAGCGTGGCCACTGCATTGGTGGCGTTGGACAGCGCGGTCATGTTCTTGGAGGGGCCGTAGGCGCTGGCGATGGAAACCGCGGTGCCTGAGGCGAGGATGAAGGCCATGATGTTTGCTCCTGTGGTGGGGGTGGTCAGGCGGCGAGCAAATCGCCTCCGGTGAGGTGGGTCACGCGCAGCACCAGGTCAACCAGCGTGACGGTGTTGTCTGCCTCCTCGACATCCCATCGGATGTCGGGCTGCAGCTGCCACCGCATGACGCCGTTGGGCGGCTGCGTGGTGGACAGGCGCTCGAACACGGCCGCGAGCAGCGCATCGGGCGCCTGGATGCCGTGCACGCCGGGTGCAGCGCGCACGCGCAGCCGCAGGCCCACCAGGCTGGTCCAGCGCACGGTGCCGCCGTCCAGCGTGATGGCCTGGCCGCGGCTGCTGTCCAGCACCACGTCGATCGCATGCGGCCAAGTCGCCGGCATGGCCACCTCGCGGCCGATGCGCACGCGCCCGGGCGCTATGGCAGGCGGCTGCGCCAGGGCGGTCACGACGGCCTGCGGGATTTGGAGGAACGCGGTCACGGCGGTGTCCTCGGTCAGGCGTTGGTGAGCAGCAGCACCGACCAGCCTGTGCCGTCCGGCAGGTGCTCGCGCACGCGGTAGCTGCCCTGGGGGATCTGCAGCACGGCGTCGAGGTAGTCGGCGGGCACGTCGGCCGTGGGCAGCTGGACCTGCGGCTCGCGCACGCTCATGCCGCCCGCGGTGTCGCCGGGGTCGTCGAAGATCACGCGCACCGGCTGCCCGGCGAGCGTGCCCTCCACGCCCCAGGCGCGCAGGTAGACGCCGAAATCCTCGACGACAGCCACCGCCTGCGCTCCACGCTCAGGCCGCGGCCGGCGCCTCGGCCTTGGCCTTCTTGGGGGCCTGCATGGCCTTCCACGCGGCCTTGTGCTCGTCGGTGGCCAGGCGCGCGCGGCCCTGGCCGGCCAGCTCCTTGGCCAGCTCGGGGTCCACCTGCTCGATGACCTCGCCGACCCCGACGTGGCGGCCGTCCAACTTGAACGCGTCGACGCAGACGATGTCGACGGGCTTGGCTTGCTTGTCCATGTGCGTGTGCTCCTGTGGCTGTGGGTCAGGTGGTCAGCAGGTCGTCGATGCTTGAGAACGCACCGGGCTGGCGGCACAGCCAGTCAAAGAACTGGTTGAGCGTGATGCGCACCTGGCCGGTGGCGGCCAGGCTGTACGGGTCGACGGTGACGTCCAGGCCGCCGAACAGGCCCAGAACGAACATGCTCCAGTCCGCGCTGAAGACCATGCTCGAACAGATGCCCGAGCTGCTGCCCTTGGTCAGGTTGCTCGGCACGTTGTTGGTGACCATGGCGCGGTGGCCGTTGAGGGGGAAGTCGCCGTCGTCCCAGATGAAGGGCAAATTGGCTGCCTTCTGCACCACCTTGGCCTTGCCGCGGACCTTGGTGTTGGTGAGGTAGCCGCTGCGGCTGGTGTTGACGGCGTTGGCATTGGCCGCAGCGCTCTCCAGCCCGACAACGTGGGTCCAGGCCAGCTCCGCGCCGTTGGTGCCGCCGACAACGCTGCCGATGCCCGAGACGTTGCGGATGCCGCGCGCGTTGGCACCGCTGCCGTTGCCGTTGATGCCCTGGTCCTCCATGAGGACCGCAGCGCCGTCCACCAGGTCCTGCCGCAGCATGGCCTCGATGCCGATCTCGCTCTGGATGATGGCCTGCTTGCTGGGCTCGACGTACGAGGCGACGCGCTTGGGCGTGAGCACCGGCAGCGCGGTGGTGGGCTGCGTCTCGGTGGCTGCCGCCACTTCGGTCAGCATCCCCAGGGTGCCGGCCACGGTCTTGCGCGGCACGGCCAGATTGCCGCGCAGGCCCGGCAGCACGGTGCAGCCGGCCTGCATTAGCACCAGGGCCGGGCGCAGCACGTCGGTCCACATGGCGGCGTCCACCGTGGTCTGCACGAGGTTACCGGCCTGGTTCGCGGTGCCGACGTTGAAGTCGCGCTTCTCACCGGGTTCGCGGCCGTGCAGGTCGCTGAACATCACGTCGGCGGGGACGAAGATGCCCTCGGCCTCGCGGCCGGTCATCTTGGCGATGGCCTGGCTGACCTCGCGCTCGAATCCGGCGTCGACGCTGGGGCCGTGGCCCTGCATCTGGGCCTGGATCGCGCGCATGAAGCTGTACCGCCGCGCCTCCTTCGGCGTGGCGCCGATGCCGGCCAGCGTGGTGGCGTCGGTGGCGCTGGTCTTCAGGCGCTGGAGGATCAAGTCGTGGAAGCGCTCGGCGTCGGCGCCGTTGGCGATGGCGTCGCCCACGTCGGTGGGCTTGAGCCACTCGCCGTATTCGCGCGCCAGGCGCTGGATGGTCTCGACGTTCTTGCGGAACGCGGCGTCGCCCTGCACGGGCGCTTGGGTCGTGGTTTCCATGGTGTGCTCCATGCGGGGGGTTGCGGGGACAGTGGCGCGCTGTGGCGCCGGCGGGGTGATCGCGTCCTCGACCATGCGGCCGAGGCCGACGGTCATGTCCGCGGGGATGCTCACGAGCGACACCTCAAGCGGGCGCCACGCTGTGACGCGGTACGTCGGGACGTCGTCTTCCTTCTTGATCAGCTCGAGCTCGTCGATCTCGTAGCCGACGCTGACGTTGACGCGGATGTCGTCCTGCGCCTCGGCCATCTGCTCTTCGGCCAGCGCGGTGCGGCCGAAGCGCGCGACGCAGCGGTTCTTCCGCGTCTGCGGATCAAGCCAGGCGCGGCTGATGACGCCGATCTGCTGGTCGCTGCGGTGGTTGTTGAGGAACGGCGCGCGACCGCTGGCCACCCAGCTCAGATCGCACTCGCCGCGGTCGTGGCCCAGGATCTCCACGCCCCACCAGCGCTCGTAAGGCTCCTCGGAGGAGAAGCTGAACTCGACCTCGCGGGTCTGCTCATCGACGCGCTTGCCGCGCAGGCTGGTGCTGGTGTACTCCACCAGCGGCGGGGCGTCGTCGTGTGCCGCGCGCTGGGCGTGGTCGCCGTCGGCCGGCTCGACACGGCCGCGCAGCACATCGGCCAGGCGCAGACGCTGGCCGGGCTGCAACCGGGCGAGAGCCTCCTGCAGCCGCTGGCGCGCTGGCGAGTCCTCGCGCGTCCAGTAGCCGTGGCTGGCGTGTGCGCTCATGCGCTGACCTCCTGTGGCGTGGTCTGTGCGTCGGCAGGCGCAGGGCTGGGCTTGGGCGTGCCGGGCGC